CTCCATGGGATCGAGTAGAGCTGCGCGTATTGCATGAACCAGCCAAGTCCATAAATCGCACCGAGCCAGAACTTCGTGAGAGCGCGAAGGTTTGCTGAATGGATTGGATGACAGCCCCCTTGCTGCCAGATTGCAATCAGAAACTTGTCAGGTGGGAAGTCGATCAGCGTGTCGTAGTTGACGCCGTTCGGTGCCATCATGAGTCGGTCGATCTCATTCGATGCCGATGGATAGGCGAGATATTTGGCAGGTACTGGAGCGTAGCAGCGCGGTGAGACGATGCCGTTCTCGGTGTGCCAGATGATTTCCACGACGCTGATACCTTTCGCGTAGGCGTCAATGAGCGCCTTCATCATGCCCTTGGTGTCGAGTTCCCAATGGCTCGGACGTGGTGCATACGATTCAAGCGCTCGTTCTACTGTTTCGTGGATCTGCAATGCCTGCGGTGTTGGCTCCTCGGCCCCTTCGCGGATACCTGGCTTGATCTCGATGTCGAGAGCCGTGACGTTACCAGCGATCTCGTTGATGCATTTGCGTAGACGCGACCACGAATCGACCATCATGCGGAAAAGGCGATCTTGATCCTCCAGCTTGCCGGTGCGCACGTTGCGCAGAATGCTGCGCACTTGCTCTGGCGTTACATTGGCAAGGTCATAGTCCTGCGTGCGGTAGGAAGCTGGCAAAGGCGCTACGATGCCCTTTCGTTCGTCTGCGGTCATGGTGAGCATGGCAATAGCACGCAATGCAGCCAATGGCAAGCTCAAATTTACAAGGTAGATGTAACCGTTAAATTATCCCTGTGGCTTTTTTTGCATAATCAATGATTTTCTCTAACGTGGCAATGCTGAATTGTGATCCTTTAGGAAAGCGTATTTCATTGTTAGAAGTGATTCCCCAATTTATTGGTGCTTGCACCTCTTCTGGCATGTTTAATTCCCCCCTCAATTCAGCAAGTGATTTTTTACCAAAATTTCGAGCCTTACTGCCTTGCGCGATAAATTCTAACGCTTGACTTTTGGTGTAAACGCGAGCGTTACTTAGTCCGTTCTGTGTCCTTACGCTAAGATTCATTTGCCAACTTGTTGCGAGTCGGACAATAGGAAAAACCATTGCATCCAAAGAGTCTCTATCTACATCCATTATTTTGCAAATATCATCCCAATAATAATTATCAGCAAACATTTGAAATGCTTCGTGCTGTTTGTCACTAAATAACCCATTAGGGTCAATTTCTTTTCTTTCTGGTAGTTTTAGTTTCATTGCGGCGCAACAATGACTTGTTTTTTGACAAGCGTCAACAATAAAATCACAAAGCGTTAAACCCTCGGACCGTTCGACTGGCGAATGTGTTCCGTGATGTGGTAACCGATGCCGCTCCCGTCATGGCTCCGCTGATGCGACTGCCGAGCGCGATGCAAGCAAGCAATGCGTCGGCACGGTCCGGTGACTTCATGCTTTTCGCTGCCATCTTCTCCTTTGATTCGACGCGCAGCTTGCCCGTTTCGTTCCACTCGCTTTTCCGCGTGGTGATCTGCGAGAATGTCATCGGATCGAGTTCGCCGACGTGGATTCTCCCGCGCTCCAGCTCACGACTAGCAACGTGCCAGACCTGCGCGATAAGGTTTGCGTATTCGTCCTTCTCGCTCGCTGGCTTCCCGCCATGGAAGCGGTTGATGTGCCAGCCAAGCTCCGCGAACTGGTCGCAGAAGCCTGTGCCTAGTCCGTCTGCATCTCCCCAGACTTGCCCTGCGCTTAGTCCTTCGGCTTCAAACATTCGTATAAATTCCCGCGCTGCCTGCACTGTGTCTCGTTCCTGCCATGCCTTCACGATGCGAGCGTGATTCCCGCGGCGAATTGCCAGAACGTTTTCGTCTCGTCCCGCCGCAAAGTCACAGAATGCCACCACCTCACCGAACGGCGCTGGCTTTGGCTGAATGTCGAGTGCATTGCGTAGCAGGTCAGGCGCCAGCACCAAGCGGTCGAAGTCCTCGGTGAACTCGGCGAGGTGCTTTGAGCGGTAGAGCGGATGTGATTCGCCATACTTGATTCTGTCCAACTCCCGTTTCTCGGCGCTGATGTGTGCGCAGTCTGTCGATGGCACGCGAATCGTCTTGTAGAGCGATGCGTTCTTGTGGAAGCTGTCGTAGAACTGACCCCGCGGCGCTCCAGGTGATGACACCCAAAGTTCCATTTTCCGCGTGCATCGGTCGAACGCTTCGAAGATCGAGTCTGGCACCGTCTTGGCTTCGTCAATGATGAGGAATACTGGATCCACATCGCCTCCGATCTTCGGGTGATGCCCTTCCGCTCTCCCCGGATTGTCGGTGCTGAATCCGAACGCGTAGCCGCCCTCGGGTGTGCGCAATTCCTCCGACATGAAGCGCCAGTGTGGGAAGCGGTGCTGATAGACTTTGACGGCGCCCCAGAGCTGTTTCTCGATCTGCATCCATGATCCGCTGGTGAAGATGCACTGACCGCGCGGGAACTCATGCAGGAACCAGAGCACAAGCGGAGCCACAAGCCGTGCCGTCTTGCCGCTGCCGTTCGCTGCGACTACGCTGGTCGGCTGTTCCATCGCCACAGACTCCATGGCTTCGCACTGCCAAAGGTATGGCACGATGCCTAGAACACGGACGCAGAACTCTGTCGGGGTCATTTTTTCGCTTTGCCTCTCGCTAGTTCGACAAGATCCTTCAGACTTCCTTCTTGCTCAGGTGAGAGTGAAACGCTCGCTTGAGTAATCGGAGCACCGTCTGGTCCGCTGATCTCTTGGCGAACCATGTCGCCGTAACGTTTCGGGTCCCACTTAGCGAGTAGTTTAAGACGTGTTTCGACTTGTAGCTTGCGATGCCCCAGCATGTCGGCACGCTTAATCCTCGGACCGTCTGGCGTGTCGGTATGCTCGATGCCCTCCAATGGCGTGTCGGCGATCCTCAGCGCCTCCATTGCTATCGCGTCGAATCCCAGTTCTCTCGCGCGTGCGATGTCGCGTGAAAAGGTTTCGTCATTTCCCATCCAATCCCGCACTGTCGAGTCAGCAATGCCAATTTCACGACAAATGACCGTCAATGGCGTGCCTTTAGAGATGCCATCGAGAATTGCTTTTTTTCGCTCATCGTTCGCCAAAGTTGGACGCCCTCGAACCTTTTTCCCTTGATTTTCCAATGGGTAATTTTTTTTTGCTTGACGTGTTTTCATGGGTCGTTAAAATCTTGGTTATCAGATAGTTGATGCATTTCAGATGACATCGACTTGTGCCATTGCTAGCACGCTATTGAGCGCAATCTCTGGATCTTCGCCATAGGAAATTAGATCCTCTACAGCTTCATCGACAGAGTCGTATTTTCCGCGTGCGAGGTCGTCGATTATACTGTTGATCATTTTGATATTTTTAGCCATCCGATTTGTTTGAATATGGTTTCGATTTCGTTATATAGCGGAACAAAGTCGTCATCATCCCACTGATCGGGGTAGCTTCTCCCTTTCGCTCCTGTCTGCCTGTTTTTCAGGTTTTCTAGCATTTCTGGATTCTTCGACTTTGTGGCGATGTATTGCGCATAAGCACGCGCGAAAATCTCGTGATTCGATGTGAGGTATCTTTTAGATTTTGCGGTGAGATACGCTGTCTTGATCTCCTTTATCTTGTTGCTGCTCTTGGCAATCTTGATGAACTTTTTGAACAGTGGAGAATACGAAGCGAAAACCTTGTCGCCCTTCATTGGAGGCTCTGCGCCGGGTATATTTCTGAATCCTCTGTAGTCGATCCAATGTCCTATCTCGTGAGTCAATGTCATCGGGATCGCGCCCTCTTTGAATGTGGTGATTTCGTTGTCGAATCTCCGATATTGCCCATTCACAGATCCTCCAGATTCTTCATGCTTCACTGGCGCGGGAGGCAATGGCCCATCTCCATGTATTGAGTCGATTGTCTTGCTTACGTCATCCCATTTCTTCCTGACTTCCTTCTCTTTTCCTGTTATCCTGCCGAATACAATCTTGTCTGTCACTTTCGACCCTGCTGGTTCAGTTTCACCCGTCTCTGGCTCAGGTTTACGAGTTGCGCGCTTTCTAGGCGCTGGCAATGGCTTAGCCGCTGGAGCTTGAGGTGCTGCAATCGGTTTGTAGTTGCCGCTTAGCGCCTGTTTGAGCGCATCGAGTGTGGGTTTGCCGTCTCTGCCGATTGCTTGCGGTCCGAGCCTGTCAGTGATCGTCTGCCGTGCCTCGTTTGCCAGTTCTGGCGTGAGGTCGTCAATGTTTGCATCGACTCCAGCGTTGAACTGCTTTCCGAGGTCAACGCCGAATTGAGCGACGTTCGGAGCTTTGACTCGCTCGCCTTTTCGGACCAGCTTGCGGCGCT